GCACCAGATGCAAACACATTCATTCACTATGATAATTTGTCTCAAAATAACGTTCTAAGTTGGGTCGAATCATTGACAAAAAACAATGTCGGTTATTGGGCACACATCAATGAACACATTATTGAGCAGATAAATAAAATTGAAAACCCAATCATTACAGTAAGTAATCCTTGGGCACCTTCAACTAACACCGCACCTACAGCGAATACATAATTTTTTATTAGGAGTTTATTATGACACAACAACAAACGCAAGCACAACAAATACCTGACGTTGATTTGACTTTCAAATTGGCTTTCATCGATCAAATCATGAAGGCCTTAGATGAAGTACCACACAAATATGTACGTGGTGTTATCGATGCCTTAGGTCAACAAATTCAACAACAGATTCAGGCTCAGCAAGTTAATACCGTTCCTGGAAGCAATTTACCAAAATAAACCTGATGAATAAATACCCCAATAAAAGGGAGTTTTAGATGTCAGGTCCAATTACAAACAGAAACGATTTTAAACAGTACTGCCTACGCAGACTTGGATTTCCAACAATTGAAATCAACGTTGATAGTGACCAGGTAGAGGACCGTATCGATGATGCTCTACAATACTGGCAAGATTATCACTTTGATGGTACACAAAAATTCTATTGGATTAAAGCTTTAACGCAACAAGATATCGACAATAGATACTTGGATTGCACCAATGCACTAGATGACCATGGAAATCCAATCTATATTTTAGGTATTAGTCGTATATTTCCAATTTCAGACTCTCAAGCCACAGTCAACATGTTTGACTTGAGATACCAATTGCGTTTAAATGAATTGTATGACTTCACTTCAGCATCATACATCAACTACACACTAACTCAACAACACCTACGTTCACTAGAAATTATGTTTACTGGTGAAGTTCCTATTCGTTTCAATCGATTGATGCAGAAATTGTACATCGATTGGGCATGGAAAGGTGGTTTTGAAATCAATCCAGGTGATGTGGTTGTTGCAGAATGTTATGGTTCTGTTGACCCAAATACATACGCATACGTATGGAATGACCGTTGGTTGAAAGAATACACCACAGCTCTTATCAAGAGAACTTGGGGTTCAAACATGAAGAAATTCGGTGGTATTCAACTTCCAGGTGGAGTTCAACTAAATGGTAAAGAAACATATGATGAAGCAGTTGAAGAAATTGAACGTCTAGAAAAAGAAATGGAAAACAACTACGGTGCTCCATTGGAATGGTTCATGAACTAAGATGCCAACAAATCATTATTTTAACTTTTACGGTAGTAGACCAGAACAAAGACTCGTAGAAGATTTAATGGTTGAAGCCATTAAACAATACGGATTTGATGGTTATTACATACACAACGATAACAACCAAGCTCGTGATTTGTTGTATGGTGAGGATCCACTAAAACGTTTTCGTGCTGCATATCCTGTTGAATTGTATCTATCTAATGCAACAGGTTACGATGGTGAACAAGAATTCTTCTCCAAATTTGGTCTGGAAATTCGTAATTCCGTTTCTGTCATGTTGTCAAAGAGAACTTTCGAACAGCGTGTACCACAAAACGTCATATCTAGACCACAAGAAGGTGATTTGGTTTACATACCATTTACTGGTTCTTCTGGCCAGGGTGAATTGTATGAAATTAAATTCGTTCAAGCTAACAAAGATATGTTCATGTTGGGTAGAAAGAATCCATATTTTTATGAGTTGCATTTAGAACTATTCAAATATTCACAAGAAATTATTGACACTGGTGTACCAGAAGTTGATGTGGTTTCTGTTGAAAGTTCATACAATATTCCACTAACAATGGGAACAGGAACAGGAAACTACCTATACAAAGAGGTTGTATATCAATCTCCAGATGGCACATATGCAAATGCAACATGTCAAGCTATCTGTGCTGAATGGAATGGTCCAAGTGAAACACTAAACATTACAAATATTGCTGGTGATTTTTTATCAAACAATATAGTATATGGTGTTTCGAGTGGCGCACACTATAACCTAATCACATACGATCCAATGGAAAGTTCACAACAATACGTTGCATACGACAATAAGATTATTCAACAAGAAGCAAATAATGTTGTCAATATGTCCGAATTCAATCCGTTCGGTGGAATTGGAGGCCTTTAATGAGTGTTCCAATTTTAAATAACATGATTAGGAAACTAACAGTCGGTTTTGGTAACATATTCAACAATATCTATGTTGTTCGTTATAACCAAGATGGCACTGAAGCGCAAAGATTTTTGTGTCCAATTGAGTATGCATCAAAAGAAAAATACGTTGCTCGTTTAGAAGGTGACCCAAACCTGGACCGTAAAGTGCAAGTTAGTTTGCCAGCTCTTTCATTTGAAATGACTGGTGTTACATACGATGCAACACGCAAACAAATCACCAATGTAAGAAACTATGCATCAAACTCGGGTCAAGTTGTTGGACAATATAATCCTGTTCCATACAACTTTGATTTTAACCTATATGCATACGTAAGAAATGAAGAAGATGGTAATCAAATTATTGAAACCATTTTGCCGTTTTTTGCACCAGACTACACTATCAAAATCAATAGTGTTCCTGAGATGAGCATAATCAATGATGTGCCTATTGTATTAAATCAGGTAACACACGAAAATGATTATGAAGGAAACTTCCAAAGTGATGTAAGAACTATTATTTGGACTTTAAGTTTCACAGTGAAAGGTTTCATCTATGGTAATGTTTCACAATCAGGTCTAATCAAACATACCATCACAAACATCTACAAAGAAATCACACCACAAGATTCTGTCACATTTTCTTTGAGTAGTGGTGTTGGTACATATCAACAGGGTGAGATTGTTTATCAAGGTTATTCATCTGGTACTGCTGTAGCTACAGGTGTTGTAGTGAATATTAATAACACAAGTAATCAGATAACATTAAAGAACATTAATGGAGACTTCACTTCCAGTTTACCAATTATAGGTACCAATTCTGGTTCAACACATTATTATAGTAGTGTAAATGTTGTACCTACTAAGTATACAGAGATAGATATAGTACCTAATCCGATTACCGCAAACGCAACAACACCATGGGTAGCGAATACTACGATAACTGAGTACAAGTAATGAGTGAATTTGACAAGAAGATGGAACAAATATTTGATGTGACTCCAATAGAAGTTACCAAAAAAGAAAAACTACCAGCTGTTGTTGTTGGTGAGACAGATTACAAGCAAGATTTGGAAGATGCATACAATCAGTCCAAAGATAATTTACAAGACCTAATTACTAATGGTTCAGATGCAATGAATGAATTGTTGCTGATTGCCAAAGCAGGACAACACCCACGTGCTTTTGAAGTGTATGCCACTTTACTGAAAAATTTGGGCGAACTTAACGACAAGTTACTTGAGACTCAGAAAAAGATTCGTGATATAGAAGGCATTAAGGCTAAAGATAAACCACAAACAACTATTGAAAATGCTTTGTTTGTTGGTTCTACAGCCGATTTACAAAAAATGTTAAAGAATGGCAACAAGTAAACTCACTTACCGTGATAATCCCAAACTAAAACGTGTTGGTGTTAAGGTACAATTCACACAAGACCAGGTCCAAGAATACATAAAGTGTTCTCAGGATCCAATCTACTTCTCAAAATACATCACTATCGTTTCACTTGACCGTGGTATTGTTCCTTTTGACATGTATGATTTTCAAAAGGACATGATTAACACATTCAATGATAACCGTTTTGTTATCGTTAAGTGTCCTCGTCAGGTTGGTAAAACCACAACAGCAGTTGCTTTCTTGTTGTGGACCATTCTATTCAAAGACTCTCAAAACGTTGCTATTCTGGCCAACAAAGGCAAGACAGCAAACGATATTCTAGGTAAACTACAACTTGCTTATGAAAATCTACCAATGTGGTTGCAACAAGGTGTTGTTGAATGGAATAAAGGTCGTATTGAACTAGAAAATAATTCGGTTATTACTGCATCATCAACCTCAAGTTCAGCTGCACGTTCTGGTGCATATAACATTGTGTTCTTGGATGAGTTTGCGTTCGTTCCAAGTAACATCGCATATGACTTCATCACATCAGTTTATCCTGTTATTACATCTGGTACCAAGACCAAGATTCTAATGGTGTCCACACCGAACGGTATGAACCTGTTCTATAAGATGTGGGAAGATGCAAAACAGAAACGCAGTAATTATGTACCATTCGAAATTCATTGGTCACAAGTTCCTGGTCGTGACCAAGCATGGCGTGAAGAAACTATT